ACGGAAGCCTTCACCGACTCGGAGTTGTGCGGATGCCATATGCCCACCAAGACACGGCTCAAGGTTGCCGCGTGTCCTCTCGGTAAATGGGAGGCAGTTATCAAACAAGCAGACATCGACGCGATCAAGACCTTTCTAAAAACAGAGAACCAATTCAGAACAAACGGACAGCTCGCGCAGCTGTATTCGAAGGTAACGGGAACCAACACCCAAGCGAGTCAATGTTCCTCGTGCAACCGTCGAATGCTCTCCGAGCTTCAGAAACTAATAAACAAACAAGCATGAGCTACACAACAACAGAGCGAGAAATCATAGCGGAGAACATCCGTCAATTCCTCAAGCAAGACCAGAAAGAGAAATTCGAAGAGCAACGATTCAGCGGGGATCCGTTCCTCGTGAAACGTCTTCTCCCCATGACGGCATACGACAAAGACAATCTGGAGAACGTTGCAAGAGATGTTGAGGGTAGAATCTTTCACCCATGATAAAACTGAAAGATTGCAGAGAGGTATCATATAGAGGGGGATTGGTAATAACCGACCCTCCATATAATATTGGGTACAAGTACAATGGCGAATTTAAAGACCGCCAAAGCACTGAAGAATATCAATCCCTCTTTGAACCAATGAAAGGTGAAAGAGTTGTTTTGATACATTACGCGGAGAGCATAATGCAAGATATTATCCCGGTATTGGGCAACCCAAAGAGATGCGTTTCGTGGACGTATCCAAGCAACACCGGAAGCCGTCAATGGAGGATGATTGCGTGGTGGAATTGCGAACCGGATTGGAGCAAGGTTCGAATTCCATACAAGAATCCAAACGACAAGCGAGTTAAAGAGCTTGTTAAGAGAACAGGCGGGAGAAAGTGTCCGGATCACTGGGAGGTAAATTTAGTGAAGAATGTCAGTCGAGAGAAGGTTAAAGAGTATACAAACCAAATCCCGGAGGAGATTATTAGGAGGATAATTCTGACAACAGCCAAAGAAAGTGACACAATACTCGATCCATTTTGCGGAACCGGAACAACTCCATACATGGCAAAGAAACTCGGTTATAAATATGAAGCGTATGATTCGAATCCTCTTGCGGTTGAGTTGTCTCTTCGTAGATTGCACCCATGAGAAACGCAAGAAAAGCCCTCCTCCATGCGAAGAACTTCCTTCTCATCACGGAGAATGACAAAGCAATCCGACTCCATGCAGGCGACGACCCAGCAACTTTACTTCTAACTTTAGCCGTCCACAACGATGAATTCAGATACACCCTCGAAGCCGTCCTCGATCAAGCCAATGAAACTCTCGGGGATCAAACAAAACCCGACGAACCCTCGGATAATTAAAGACGATAAATTCCAAAAGCTGGTGACCAGCATCAAGGAGTTTCCCGAAATGCTCGAAGCGCGTCCGATTGTTGTTAATCCGGATATGATTGTCCTCGGTGGTAACATGAGGCTCAAGGCAGCCAAAGCCGCAGGACTTACCGAGGCTCCCGTTTATGTCGCTACATGGGAAGAGAGCAAAGCAAAGGAGTTCATCGTGAAAGATAACGTTGGATTCGGGGAGTGGGATTGGGATATACTTGCGAACGAATGGGACGCGGCAGAACTCGATGAATGGGGTCTCGATGTATGGCAACCCGAAGAAGAAGAGAAAGAAGGATTGACCGACCCCGACGAAGTACCCGAAGCACCGGAAGAGCCGAAGACCAAACCCGGAGACTTGTATATCTTGGGAGACCATCGTTTGCTTTGTGGGGACTCTACGAAAGCGGAGGACGTGGAGAAGCTAATGAACGGAGAGAAGGCGGACATGGTATTTACCGACCCTCCCTACGGGATAGGCTACGAATACAATTCACACGAGGACAAAAGCGGGGAAGAATACCTTTCTTTTTGCTCTCTTTGGTTTTCTATAGTAAGGCAAAAGTCGTCGTTTATCTGCATTTCTACCGGCTGGAAGTACAACCCCTTCTGGTATAATCAAGAGCCGGACGACTGTTTCTACTGGTTATCCAGAAACAAAAGAAGCGGGGGGAAAATAAGCCACTTCAGAAAAGTAGAGCCGCTTTTCTTTTGGGGGAGACCTGAAAAGAAATACGACTTTGATTTCTTCGAACAGACGACCGAAATAGAGAAATCTTTAAAAGGGGCGCACACTTGCCCGAAGCCGGTTACTCTTATTGAGTCTATAATTGACGGAGCAAAAAACAAAGGCCTCGTTCTCGATATATTTCTTGGATCTGGAACGACTCTTATAGCAGCGGAGAAAACAGGGCGCAAATGTTACGGGATGGAATTAGACCCGAAGTATTGCGATGTGATCGTAAAGCGATGGGAGGACTTCACCGGTAAAAAGGCAGAGTTATGGAAGCAGTAAAGCACAACACATCCAACACCAAAAAAGAAGCGATGCTCGAAGCTCTCGAGAAGTCGCTCGGTATCGTATCGACAGCCGCGAAGATGGTTGGGATTGATCGCTCCACCCATTACGCATGGCTAAAGGCAGACGAGGAATATAAGAGCGCGGTCAACTCCATTCAAGACAGCGTCCTCGACTTCGCAGAATCGCACCTGTACAAGCTCGTGAAGGAAGGCAATCCAGCCGCGACGATATTCTTCCTCAAGACCAAAGGCAAGAAGCGCGGATATATAGAACGGCAAGAGATAGAGGTAACAGAGAAGAAGCCGCTCTCATGGTTGGATGAGTAAACTCGCGGCAACATATTACCACGTCAAAGAATCAAAGGCAAAGATTCAAGTTCATCAAGGTGGAAGTCGTAGCGGAAAGACTTTCAGTATCCTCACGGCTCTCATAGAGCTTTGTCATAAGAACTCGGGACTCGTTATCACCATATGCCGAAAGACATTCCCCGCACTTCGTGCCACCGCCATGAGGGACTTCTTCGAGATACTCAACAAGGAAGAGATATACAACCCCGACCTCCACAATAAGAGCGATGCAACCTATCAACTCTGGGGGAACATGGTTGAGTTCATCAGCATCGACCAACCGCAAAAGGTAAGAGGACGCAAGCGAGACGTTCTATTCATCAACGAAGCCAACGAAATAAACCTTGAAGACTGGCGGCAACTCCTCCTCCGAACTACGGGGAGGGTCTTAATCGATTACAACCCATCAGACGAATTCCATTGGATATATGAAGAAGTCATCCCACGAGAAGACGCAGAGTTCTTCCGCACCACGTACAAAGACAACCCGTTCCTCCCTGAAAGTGTGGTCATGGAAATTGAGCGGTTTAGAACAGCAGACGAGAACTTTTGGAAAGTATACGGTCTCGGAGAACGAGGCACCGCACAATCCACCATCTTCACCCACTGGACAGAAATAAACCAAATCCCAAATGAATACAAACTCCTCAACCTCGGACTCGACTTCGGATATACCAACGACCCAACCGCCATCGTCCGAGTCTATACAGACGGGCACGGGTTCGCAGTCGACGAATTGTGCTACGCGACAAGACTCACTAATTCGGATATATCAAAAGTCCTCCGAGATAATCAAGTCAATCGATCGGATGTTGTTATATGTGACTCCGCAGAACCCAAGAGCATCGACGAGATACATGCTCACGGATTCAATGCTCACGGAGCAAGAAAGGGAAAGGATTCGGTTAAAAATGGAATCCAATTCCTCCATTCGCGACCGCTTCTTATCACGGCTCGGAGTGTGAACCTCATCCGGGAGCTCAGAAACTACAAATGGAAGGAAGACAAGAACGGCAAGCAACTGAATGAACCCGTCGACAACTTCAACCACGCAATCGACGCGATGAGGTACGCGATTACATTCAACCAAACGAACCCGAATTTCGGCTCTTATGCCATCGGATAGAAAAGAAAAAACAAAAAAAATTCGTTTTAGGGTTGGATGACTAAAAGAATTGCGTATCTTTGAGACATCAAACGAAACAAAAAAACAGCAATCATGAACAACGCAAACAAAAGAAACATTGAGCTGGGTACACAAATAATGGTCATCACGGCTTTTGGACAAAAATACCCCGGTGTTGTAAATAAATTGGTAGAAAACAACGGTAAGAAATGGTTTGAAGTAACTTGGAACTTTATGGATTTCGCACCAAGAACAGAATTAGTTATTGATTATCGAGTTATTCCGGCATAATAAATAACAGACCAACAGAAGCCCCTTACGGGGCTTTTTTTTTGCCCTAACTTTCCGGACGTAAGGAAACCAAAGAAAACGAGTTATTAGAATGATGGAACTCAAACTCCCGCACCGATGGTCTGACCTCTCTCTCGGAGAACTCCAAGTCATGATGACCGCAGACAACCCACTCGAGAAGATATCCATCTGCTCAGGGTACTCGGTAGAGAAACTGCGTGCGATGCCTCAGAAGCTCATACAAGCTGCCTCAGCGCATTTGGACAATCTTCTGACCCAAGAGACCGCACGACATGAGAAGGTCGTTGAAATCGACGGTAAACGCTTTGGCTTCATTCCGAATTGGGATGAGTTTACAGCGGGCGAGTGGATCGACATGGAAAACCATCTCGAAGACTTTTGGAAGAACGCCCATAAGATTACCGCTCTTCTCTATCGGGAAGTGACTTACGAACTCGGAGACAAATACGAGATAAAGAAGTACACCGCCAAAGAGGACGCGAGTATAT